GACAGCACCCAGGCTTTTGGACACCCTGTAACACAGAATTTGAAAGCCCCGCCATTTAATGGCCAGACTTTTATTATTCCCTGTTGCACAGTGTTTTGAAGTTTCAGTGTTTGTAGATCAGTACTTCTCCCACCAGTTTTATCAGTGATTCGTTTTAAATAATGCTAGATTATAGTGTTTCTCTAGAGCGCTCCTCGACGAGACTGAGGCGGTCGACCACCGTGAGTGCAGCCGTTGGGACTTTGTGGCGTTAAACAAACCATTTATGAAATAAGTACAACTATAAGAATTAAGATTATGCGACCAACCTTCAAAGTTATTGATATTGATGAGTGTTCGACTTTTGAGCTACCTGAAAAGGTTCGGGGAGGAATCCCGACAAGCCATTTGGCTTGCGCACCCAGCTCCACTACAGCTATTCTTTTGGACTGTATGCACGTCATTTCAAACGGCGAGCAGTACACTATTGTAGATAAGAAATTTCCTTACAAGGAAAAATTTTATACTTCTGTTTTAGACACTATCGATGTTGATGGCGTTGAGAGGAGGTTTATTACTCCAAATTCTTTTGACTTATTTGTTGTTGAGAAGTTTTACGACAAAATGTTCAGGAGTATACGTCTTGGCAATGGCATGACGTATAACTGTGCCTTACACAGTTTGCGTGGTGTCATGAAACATGATATTAGAGACCACAATGGTGAACCTTGTATTTGCGCTATGGCTTTTGCCACACGTGCATTGTCATTCGTTTATTATTATGGTTTTGCTATGCATCCTGAATATGTATATACTTCACTCAGCTCTAGTGAACCCTTCGTAGACCCTAATTTATTCGGGGGGGAGAATGTTTTTACTAGCCCTTCAATCCGACTGATTTCGAGAAGGTTTGAGGCTGAGATGGATGATAATGATGAAATTAAAAATTTTAGTCTTTTGAATAAAATGCGTTATCGCAAGATTTGCCGTTCATTTAATCGTGATAAGGTGAATTATGAGAAAAAACAAAAAAATATAAAAGATGAAAACATACATAAAAACAAAAAAAATATTAAAAATATAAAAAATAGTGGATTGTTTGAGGCTGAAATGTTCCCTACATGGGGAAAAATAGCAGTCCCACACAAGATATCGGAAGACCAGTTTTCTGACATTAAAGACATACTTAACCGTTTTGTCTCTGAAGTCGAGAAAACCAATGTGAAGATTGAAGGCTTGTCCCGAGAGGGGGTTAAGCAAGCTGGAGCAGCTTTTGGTGTTGGTGTCACACAAGGCATCGGTAATAAGATAGGAGATGGATTTTCATACCTTTTTGAAGTTATTGGTAAGGTTCTTGAAGATTCCACCCTGTCGTTGATATTAGCTGCCATCGTTTTACATTTGGTGAGAAAGAATTTGTCGAATAAGACATTCTATCTCACTTTAATGGGAATTTGTGGTTCGCTCGCATACGTTCATCGTGACTTTTTGTTGAGCGCTTTCCAGAAAGCTTTTAAGTTTTCCTTGGAGAGGTTTAATAAACAAGACTTTGAACCTGAAATGTTGGACCCATCAATGATATCTGACAGTGTCGTTCTTTTCTTAGCGTGTATCTACGCTCCTAAATTGGAAGAAGGAAAGACAGCGAATTTCCTAAAATACATGGGAGATGTTGGACGTCAAGTGAGCGGTACCGAAAATACCGTCAACCTCGTTGTGCGTATTGCACAGCGCATAATTGACTACGCATCCCAGATGATGGGATTTGAGTCTTTCAGCTTAGTAAGCACATATGTGCCAAAAGTTGATGAATGGATTGCGGATTGTCGGAGAGTTTTGTCCGATATACATAAGAGCAGGAATTGTCACACAAAAGAGATGTACGAAGAGCTTCTCAAATTAGAAATGAGAGCTTATGACATACAATCTAAGTACCGGGCTGATAAGACTTCATTTGGTATTGCTAATATGGTACGCCCGATTCTTGGTGAAGTTTCTAAAGTTCGAATTATGTTCGAACAAGAAGGTGTGGGAATTTCGAAGATTAAACAAGCAGCTGCTATTACAGTATTATCTGGAGGTAGCCAGATTGGTAAATCTCGTGAATTACGTCCTTTTACAGCTGCTCTCTTAGCTATGGTTCTTGAACCAGAGCAATTAGAGCATTGCAAGAAGGATCTCGATTCACATGTATACTCGTACCAGCCAGAGGTTTCATATGCTGATGGTTATTGCGGGCAAACTGTTTGTTTTATGGACGAGTTTGACCTTGTCCATGAAACTTTACTTCAAGCAAACAATGCAAGCACGATGCTTATACGTTCAGGTAATGTTTTCCCGAACATGCTGAATATGGCTGGTTTGGAACAGAAAGGTAATGTTTTCTTCGCTCCAAGATCATTATTTGCACTACAAATGTAAATACTGTTATGGAAGGCTCTAAGAATGCCGTTAGGTATCCTGAAGCCGTTGCCAACAGAGTACATTTTGAAGTTTCAGTGCGAGTTAAGAGGGAATATGCAGACCCGGCTACTTTGAGTTTGCATCCCAGGTATTGGGCCTTGGATCCTTCGAAGCTACCAGAGGATGGTCATTTCGTTCCAGAAATACATGATTATGTTATAATGGGACGACGTCTTATACCAGGCACTGAAGGTCAAAGGGAGTATTACGAAAAGGAAACAATAGAATATCCCGAGTTATTGCGTCGTATGGCTGCTGTTTATAAAAAGAAACAGCTCGAGGCGCTACAGACTCCTTATGACGATATGAGAGCGTTTGAATATGGTGAGAAGCTTAGGAAAGAATCTCTTATCAAGAAGGCTTTTGGTGCTGAGATGGGTGATGTTGACACAGATCTTGACTTTTTTGAATTTATGAATGAATTAAGTTTGTGCCCTCTCACTATTGGCAACATGATTTTCGCTTACGATAAGTATAAGAATCTCAAACCTGAACAAGGTGAAGTTTCTAAATTTCTTGAAGAATACTCACTCAATATTAAAGATGAGAAGAAACGCGAGAATTTCGTTTCTATCTTTAGGGGTAGCAGATCTAGCGATCTGGAACTTCTTTACAAAGAGAACCCTGAGAAGGTTGATCTCTTTGTAGATATTGTTGAGAACGTCGAAGTTTATTTGATTGAGTCTGATAGTTTTTTTAAGAAGGCTCTTTCTAGACTCGATTATTTTTATGGGAAGATGAAAAAGATTGCAATTTCCTTTTATGATTATGTGAAGGAGTATATACCTAGTTTTGAACAGGTTAAACAAATATTTGATGGTCGAGGAACCAGTTTGCTAGTGTTTGGTTTTGCGGTTGGTTGTTTTTTGACTGACTACTTTATTGGACAGCCTAGTACGATTACAGACTCATTAGTGGGTGATGAAAGTTTCTCACTTGTGAATTCCGCACCAAGACAACGCGTGAATAACAGTTTTGTAGCAGAATACAGTGACACTTGTATGATTGATGTCTATGACAAGATATGGAACAATAGTTACTACTCTATGCATTATGTTGATGATGGTGATAGTTTTGGTTACGGTTTCTTTTTGAAAGGAGGAACGTTTGTTTTTTGTTCTCATTATTCCAATATTTTCAAAGCTCGTGGTTACGACAAAGAGGATTTGATTCTAAAGAATTCTAGGAGAACTATAATTGTTCCTGTCAAAACTTTCATTGATGCTAGAGTTTTGGGTAGGGATGTTTCTGTTTGTGAAGTTAAAAACACAATTTTGCATCCCGACATCACACATTTGATGTGTGATCCTGCACTATTCGTGAAAAGAAAGAATGGTGAGGCACTAGTTGTAAGGAAAATCGGAAAGACTTTTGTTCCAGCAATGGTTCGTTTTAAAGTTGTTTCTGATATGCAATATAGCGACGTTTCTGGTAAAGAGTACGTCCAGCCCCAGTCTCTCATTTATGAGGCGACAACGGCGAAAGGACATTGTGGTTTACCCGTATTCATTAATGATCCTTCTACAAGAGCCCAAAAATTTGTGGGATTCCATGTTGCTGGAGATGGTACTTCCGGAATGTCGAACATTTTCGATTTTGCGAAAGAATTTTCTGCGGAAGCTTCGTATATACCCGTTTCAATGGAAGTTGTTGGGCGCGTTGATCGTGCACCTGGTACTTCCGGCGAGTCTATGATTCGTCGAAGTCCATTGTATGAAGCTTGGGGACCAGCCAATAAAGCTCCTGCCGCTTTGCGCACTTTTGTTAATAAAGAAGGCGAGAAGGTCAGTCCGATGTTGCGAGCAATCGCACGTTACGATAAACCTATTCTTACTTATGATCAATCTTTGGTTGATGCATGCGTTAGAGCGTCTGTTTTTGCCAGCAGTGAGTTTTTTAAAGAAAAACCTAGAAAGATTTCAATGGAAGAAGCCATTCTTGGTATGCCTGGCGTTGATTATATGGAGGGTCTTAACAGATCTACTTCTCCTGGTTATGCTTGGAATATGAATCCTCGTCCTGGTTTTAAGGGTAAGGAACGATTTTTGGGTAATGGGGTCGACATTGATTTGTCAGGTCCTGATTTCCCGAAACTTGTAGAAGAAATTCAGGAAGCTCACGCAAAGCTTCAGAGAGGTGAGAGACCAATGTTTTATTTTTCTGATTCACTTAAAGATGAAACGTTGAAAAAAGAGAAGGCCTACAGAGGAGACACACGTCTTTTCTGTCCTAGCCCTATCGTTTATCAGATTCTCAATAGAATGTATTTTGCAGATTTCCACAGGAGATTTATGGAAGTACGCATTCGTGGTGAACACACAGTGGGTATTAACGTTTATTCTTCTGAATGGGATATGCTAGCAAGAAAGCATTTAACTTTTGGGGATGGTAAAATTATTGCTGGAGATTTTAAGAGCTTTGATGCTAGTCAATCGGCTCAGATTTTGAAGGCTATAGGTGAAGAAATAATCTCCACATTTGAAGATCGTCAATATGATTCGATAAGACGTCTTCTGTGGATGAATGTATATGATTCTCACCACATTTTTGGAAAAGATATAGTTCGGTGGAAACAAAGTTTGCCTTCTGGCGACCCAGGTACCACTAATATCAATTGTCTTTTTGTAGGGTCGATGATGCGTATGTGTTTCGTCCATGTAAATGGAGGAAATATTTCTTCACTAAGAGACTTTAGCAAGAATGTGATTCTCTCAGCTAATGGGGATGATCATTTGATGTCTGTGAGTGAACATTATTTACCAAAATTTAATCAGAATTCTATAACAGAAGCAATGTCCACGTTTGGTATGACGTATACGTCAGAAAATAAAGATGATTTGAATCCTCCTCCTTCGAGGAAGATTACTGAAGTAGAATTTTTGAAACGTAGTTTTAGATATGAACCTATGTACGGAAGGTACGCTGCGCCTTTGAGATTGGAAACAATTTTGGAGATGCCGTATTGGTCGAAACGAAAGTTTTATGAAACTATTTGGAAGGATAATCTTGAGAATGCTGTGCGCGAGCTGGCTTTACACGACCCTCGGGTTTTTGCCGAATGGGCACCCCGTATGAGTGAAGCTAGTTATAGAATTACGCACTATATTCCCGAGATTGTAGATAGGAAGGCTCTTTTAGAAGAGATTGCCAAAAAAGAAATCAAGTATAAGGCTGAAATTGATGATTCAATTAGGCCTGTACGAAATGCCCTTCTTCGAACTGGTCGAGACAAGGAAAAAATTCTGAGTCAAATGATTGTCTTGAATACTGCACTAAGGGTGAAATCCGTGCAATGCTTACCGACCAAGATCGGGTTCTCGAAAGGGATATATCTAGGTCACACTCAGTGCGAGGAGATTGATAGGGTTGTCAACTCCTTAAGAATAGGACCCGCTAATAATGATAATAATTTAATGAAGACTGAGTTGAATCAGGCCAATGATATGGCAGGATCAACTCAGATCTTAAATGAAGCAGGCGTGAAGACTGTCACTCGTGAACAAATCAGTGACATACCACGCGGTCTGCTGAAAGCTACACAGGTTGGCTATGATCAGTCGAGTATTTATGACTTTTTCAAAAAACCCGTACGAATTTCTACTTTCGAATGGAACACTCAAAGTGCTGGCGCAGTTTTGTATAATGCGTCATTGCCACAGGATGTATTCTCTCAAGCCGTTTATCGCGATAAGTTGCGCGGTTTTTACGGCTTTAGAGGTACTATGGTTTTACGTGTTCAAGTCAACGGTACGAAGTTTCAATCTGGGAGATTACTTTTGGTTTTTATCCCACAAGGAAATGTGACAAACTCGTATCCAGGTATGAGATTACGTTCGCTCAAGGCAGCTACTCAGCTACCTAGGGTCGAATTGGATCTTGGATCTGAAACTGAGATTGTCATGGAAGTGCCCTACGTTTCCCCTACTCCATATTACAACCTTGCGACACAGGAGGGTCCTTTTGGGAGAGCTGCTCTTTTAGTTTATGAGCCTCTCGCCACAGGTACAGGATCATCCGTCGCTGATGTTACTATGTGGGTCCATTTCAAAGATGTTGAGATGGTTACGCCAACTTTCACTGCTGAAATGGGTGAAAGAAAGCCGAGGAAACGTATTACTGGAAAAAATCCTTCTGAGCAAGAACTTGCAGAGATGACTAATGGTTCTATTTCAGGAGGTCTTTCGATGATGGCGCGGGCCGCCGATTCGTTTGCAAAGGTGCCGCTTCTTACAAGTTTGGCAGGACCCGCCAGTTGGGCATTAAATTGCATGGCTGGGGTAGCCTCCGCTTTTGGATACTCGAAACCTACGAGTGAAGAAGCAGTTACTAAAACTACACCTACGTTCAGTTTTAATATGCAGAATCATAATGGAGTTGATACTTTCCCAAATATGGGATTGGACGCATCTAACAAAATGTCTATAATGCCAGGATTTGCTGGTACAGACGTTGATGAGATGTCGTTAAATCATCTAGTTCAGATTCCTGCGTATGTGACAAAATTTAACTGGGCCACTTCTGATATGGCTGATAGCGTTTTGCTAAATGTTACGCCGTCGCCGCAGATGTATAGAACAAGCAGTATCGTTAATTTATGGACAGCTTGGGATATGACCCCGTTGGATTATTTCTCCAGTTTGTTTTACTTTTGGAGAGGTTCTTTTGTTATTACTTTGAAATTTGTGAAAACGCAATATCATAGTGGACGCTTGCTTATAGCTTGGACTCCTTCCGGAGATCCAAATCTTGATGAAACATCTTTTGTTTTGAGAGAGATTGTTGATTTGAGGGAGACTAGCGAGTTCCGTTTTGTTATACCGTATGTTGCTACTTCACAATATTTACCTACTACTGAATTGGGTGCTGAAGATTTGGGTGGTCTCGGTAAGCTCAAGATTTTTGTTTTGAATGAGCTTGTTGCTCCGACCTCCGTTTCTTCTTCTGTGGGAGTTATTGTTGAATATTCCGCTGGACCTGATTTTGAGTTGATGTGTCCAAGGACTTTTAATAGAGCTCCCTTTATTGTAAGCACGTGGCAAGCCCAAATGGGCGACGTGGTGCCAGCTTCTAATGAATCGAAGAGGCCAGATATGAATCAAGGTTTGGTTGGTATCGGTTCAGCTATGATTGAAGAACAATCTCTTGATCCAGCACTTTATTGTGTTGGTGAAAAGTGCAATTCTATTCTTCAACTATTGAAGAGGTATTCGCGTTTGCGTACTAGTGAATTGACTTCTACGAAGTATTCCGTTGATTTGCGCCCATTTGTGTTAGGCGCTTGTTATTCTTTGGATGTCGTTTCGTTACCAACTACACTTACTGGTGATTACATGACTCTGTTTGGTTATTGTTTTGCTTATGTGCGTGGCTCTGTCAGAATTTGCTGTGCTCCTAGTATGTTTTATGCAGGACGCAAGTCGAGTTCTCCAGTTGTCGCGTATCCAGCAACCGATACAGATGTCGTGAAAGATTATTCAGATGCTCATTTATTGACCGGAGCTTCTGTTAACTTTCAACCTGGGTTTGATTCTATGCCCAGTGGTTGCGCTGTCCCAGCGTATCAACGCTTACATGCGCGTCTCAATCGTGCTTCCACCAGTTCGGCTCCAGAGCCAATTGATGTTTATGGAACGCCGATGCGTTGCTCGTTTACTACCACTGTTGATGCTAACCCAGCTATTGCCCGTGTTTACAGGGCTGCAGGTGATGACTTCACTCTTGGCTATTTCTTAGGAACGCCACTAGTGACGTCTAACCTCAACCCAATATTATAAACAACTCTTTGAGAGAGGAATTTTCAGGTTTAATCTCTATTTATTTGTTGTTTAATCTCAGTACTGCCTGATTTATAAGGTACGTGAGGTGTAGTCTTTGACTATGTTCCTATGTAA